TAGCTTAATGACCCGAACATCTACCCGTAATTCTAAAAACCCTAATAAGAAACAGATGTCCTCGAAAGCTAGCAAGGCAGGCCGCTCCACAGATCCTACGGTCGCCAACACTCATCGGCACATGAGTGCCACTCCCAGTGAAATGGAGTCAACTGGGGGGCAACCCTCTCGTACAAGTATCCAGGCTAAAAGTTTCAAGTCCCGAACTGATGCCAGTACGAGAGGGGCGCCACCACGGCGACACATCAGTAGGTTTAACACCCCAACTGGTTGCCGTGTCCAACAAACTAGGAAAGTCAATGTACCTGACTCCCCTAGTTACCAAAGTGACGCCCCGGTGGAATTAGATTCCACCACTCAAATCCAAATCCTGGACTCCGACGTTGACTCGTCTGATCCAGGATCTGTAAATACTCACCCCCTCGCTATAGCAACATCATCTCCCAGCGATAGTAGCAGCATTGAAGTCATGGGGACAGAGATAGAAGAGGCCATACGTGGTCTTGCCGAACTCCGCATGACATCCAGTGCAGCGCACCGTAGCAACATATTCCAAGACCTAACATCTGCTAGACAACATCCAGAGCAACTGACACCACAAACCACAATGAGAAATTTAGGTGTGGAGGTGCCAGACGATGTATGGTCGCGGTGGCGAAGTAGTTTAACACTACCTCGTACGCGCTGGTGGGTACGCCGATTTATATCCCACAACTTTCTCATTGATGGCTACTCACGTAGACATAATGTAAATACCAATGAGATAGCTAGTGATTTCGTTAGAGGCGTGCTCACCGTAAGAGAGACTTATGTAGAAAGCAACACAGGGCAAATATTATACCATGATTTAATCAAGGCACAAGACATGCCTGATCGCTATGACCTCAAATCCAAACAGCAACGTTACGTCAAGTACCTTGTTGACCTTGTCCATCTAAAATGGACATTGCTCAGCAAGAGTGAAGCAAATGACAAAATGTTGCATAGATACATAGCCGACCAGATGACCAGTCACAATGCCCGTCCTAATGATATAAGTTATCTTTTGCCCATAGTGTTAATGATTTGCTATTTACCTACCGTAGGGATGCACACTGCGTTGGAAATGGAATCCAGTTTAATAGTACAGGATTCCACCGACCGGTACTACAACGGTATGGTCTCGTTGACTGGCCGCGTTTCGCGGCCGTCAACGAGGCGTTGAGGGTGCCCCGTGACGAAACTCGGAGTCTTTTGTGAACGATCGGGAGCTCCCGACCCGAACGATCACAACGGAAATTTCCTCTCCGTGTCTCGTCACTGTGGGATAGCACCAAAGTTCAGGCGTGCAGTGGTCCTGGAGCATTTATCTCCCTGCTACGACCTGAACATTCATAATAATTCCCTGGACAACCTCGAGCTGTCCATCAAAGAGAGAATCTTTTTCGTTAAAGACAAGAGAGGGGTCTTCACCACGACCCCCAACGTATCAGGATCTCACTTTAAGCTCGAGATGTCCAAATTCACCCGGAAGATTAGGCGCTTGCTGCCCCATTCTACCCCTATAGAACGTCACGAAGTTCCAGAGTTCTACAAAGGGGCCAAGAAAGAAGCTTACGCCAAAGCGGCTGAGTCGTTGCTGGCTCACGGCATAAGGAAAACAGATTCCGACGTCAAGATATTCATTAAAGTCGAGAAGGTCAACCTTACCATTAAACCAAAGTCCGTACCTAGAGCGATCCAACCCAGAGATCGTAGGTACGGTGTCGAACTAGCTAAGTTCCTCAAACCAATAGAAAAACGCATCATAACTGCCATAGACAAGACATTTCACACCGATGGGTCTATAGTGGTTATGAAAGGCATCAATGCAGCAGAGTGTGGTCGGCAAATAAAACAGAAATGGGACAAATTCTTGAACCCTGTTGCTGTCTCAGCCGACGCCCAGCGATTGGACCAGCATGTCCATGAGCACGCACTGCATTGGGAACACTCCATTTATCTCAACTGCTTCAATAATAAAAGAAACAAGAAGGAACTATCCAAGTTGCTGTCTTGGCAGATTGAGACAACTGGAAGAGGGTATTGCCCTGACGGAAAAATAAAATATCGGAAAACAGGTATGAGATGTTCAGGAGACATTAACACTAGTCTTGGTAACATCCTCATAGTCTGCGGTATGGTCCACACATTCCTCAGTACCCTCACATACCACGTTGAGTTCATCAACAATGGTGATGATTGCTGTTTCATCATGGAACGGCATAACCAACATCATTTCAGCGTGGAATATCCCAAATACATGCTACTACTGGGGTTCAGCTTCGTAATGGAAGACCCAGTAGACATCTTGGAACGCATCGACTTTTGTCAAACACAACCAGTGTTTGACGGAAGTGAATACATCATGGTGCGCAAGATATCTAGCATAGCAAAAGATTGCATCAGCACCGTCTATAATAATACCGTGAAGACGCTACACTCATATTATAATGATGTTGGTACAGCGGGAATGTCACTTACCGGTGGCATTCCCGTTTGGCAGGAGTACTACAAAACCCTCATGAGGGGTTTACCTGCCCCAACTGTTGACATGACCTATAAAAGAGAAGGCGGTTTATTTAGATGGGCCCGCGACATGCACAAATCCTACTCCCCTCCCACACCAGAAGCACGTCATTCGTTCTACCTTGCTTTTGGTATAGACCCTGACCATCAGATAGCTCTTGAGGATATTTACAAAGAGTCAGATGTAGGTTGGGACTCAATGGAACCCAAGCATGCTCCCAATTTCCTGTGGCAAATGCCTTTAACAATACGCACAGGTGAATTCGGAGAATTCTATTAACAATTCGGGTCCTGGGTAGGACCATAAACTGCCCATGGGGTTGTCATCCTAAGGCCCAAAACGGTAACCGTGCTAAACAAAATGCCGAGAGACTACACGGAGCCCCGACACAGGAGATGACAATGCATAGTCCCTCTCGCATGAGGTATCCCATACTATGCGAAAATACACTAAGAAACAAACAAAAACTAATGCACGCCCTAAGCAAACCCAGTCCAAACCAAAACGCCAAGCCCCCAACAAACCATTCGCCTCCGTCGGTCAACACCTCGGAGGATTCATTGGAATGCCGGGGGTCGGAAAGGCAGTCGGTGGTCTCATCGGGAATATACTCGGTAGTGGTGATTACACCACAAACTTTGACGGAGTCGGATCTAACTCGCTCGTCTCTAGTACTGCAGTCCCTTCCTTTGGAGGCTATGAATCAACAGTCATTACACACCGAGAGTACATACGTGATATTATCACTTCTGGTACTCCTGGTGCTTTTGATATTGCTGCTTTTCCTATCAACCCTGGTCAAACTGTCACCTTCCCTTGGCTGGCCTCAATAGCGTCCCTTTATGAAGAATACAACATTGAAGGGATGGTATTTGAATACAAATCAACCTCCGGAAATGCATTAAACTCCACCAACACGGCGCTGGGTACTGTCATCCTCGCAACGGAGTATGACCCCACCAAGCCTGCATTCACCAACAAGCAGCAAATGGAGAATTACTTCTTTGCCCAGAGCACCCCGCCGTCCCAATCCATCATGC